AATATGCTTTGATAAAAAACAGATTTATCGCGCCATAGTTGGAGTTGTTGTGAAACAATCCAAGGTGCAATTTCTGAAATATTATTAAAGCGATGGATGACTTTTCTCTTGAGTTTTTGAATTTCTCCCTCCTTATACAAAGTATAAGCAGTTAGATTATCAATATCAACAGAAATGTCCCACCTTCGAAGAATCGCGTCAGGAGTCTGGACAGTTTTGCCCAGAATCGCTGACACACAGGAGGTTGAAAGATTGGACGAATAGACGATAAGAGGAGAAGTAAACTTCTTTCCCTTATCCTCCAATTTCGCCATGGGAGTGATATAGTCAGTTGTGGAGTTCAAAGTTATGAACTCCCCAATCGACCTATCACCTGTTTCTATGTAGTTAATCGTTGATTGACAGAAATCATCAATAATCACAAGAGGTTGGTTGTTGTAACCATCCCAATGATCACATTGAGAGTTTCTGCAATATACAGTATCTGTGTAACTAGCTTCTAGCTTCTCAGCTAAAAGTTTTGCTATACGGGACTGTATTAACGATTTACCAGCACCAGGCTTACCATGAATACTTATGGTGATTGGATCAATACGGGGCTCAGTGGGTTGGATTAGTTCAGAATCTTCGATTCTTAGAACGCTTCTAACACCACCACGGCCACGATTGGATTCCAAACACGCATGAGTGGTTGCAAGTTTTGTACGAGGATTGTTTTTCAACGATTCTCCTACACCTGCAACCCATGGTTTGATGAATTCTTGGAATTCTTCAATAAGCTTGGGGTCTGTCTTACAGACCTTAGAAACAGTCTCTCGATGCTTTATAAGGGTATCTTTGACAAAAGAAGAATCAACTTCTTTCGCTAAGACCTTACATTGCATGAGATCCCACAAGGTACCAATACGCTTTTTAAGTGTACCGGTAGCCTGTCTAATCTTACGACCATACTTCACAGGGAATAACTGTGTACCAGGGATTGGTACAACAGGTCTTTCCTGTGAGGTACGAAGAGAGAAATAATCGGCTAACATGCCCTTAAATGCTTTGGGGAGTTCTTTGACTGTTAAGTCTTTGAACACCTTCTGCAAGTGAGCATAATGCCGATCGAACGCAAAACAAAATTTGCTGTGAAAGTTAGTGAGATGCCAATACCTTAGGCAGGTCACATAGCTTTGGATAGTTTCCTTACGGAAGTTATCACGTCCGGCTTGGGATTGACTTTGAACTTTGGGGCTATTGCCCTTCCGCTTCATTGTCGCTTCCCCCGTTGCACGGCTTCGGAACGAACCACCTTGATTTTTTTCTTCCTTTAGATGGAATAACTCCCATCTCTAGGCTAGAAGACGCCAAGTGTGAACTCGTTTTAGCTGTTCTATTATAAAACCATGGACATGAACAAATGTCTAATGGAGTTTTTGATTTAGGATTTGCAACTCGAAAGCCACTGGATCCCGACTATAAAAATAGTCTCCAGGAAGGATGTAACAGCAATACAAACTTGATTAATCAGATCAAATCTGCAAGATCACGTCACAACACATGTTTTATACATGCTCGGTTGGGGGCTTTCCAAGGCCCTTACTGTGTCTGAGACG